CACTGCCCCCAGGGGAATCTCTGGCGAACTCTTTCATCAATTCATTAGGGTCAAATAAACATGTGCATCTTTGCAGCCGCTATTGGCGGACTTACGGCAACCCAGGCTCTCGTGGCCAACGTTGCTGTTGGAACTGCTCTGACCTCAGCCATCGCCACGCCTATCTATGGGTACGTGGCTCAGCAGCAGGCGGCCTCTACTCAGTCTGCCTATCAGAACCAGATGTATGCGGCCAATCAGAAGATTGCCGAACAGAGTCTTCTGAGCCAGTACGCAGACATCAGCCTAAGGCAGCAACAGGAACAGCAGAAGGCAGCCCAAGAGATGCGCATTATCTCTACTCAGGCTGAGCAGGCCAGAGCCACCGCACGGACATCTGCTATGGAAAGTGGGGTCGCCGGTCTTAGTGTGAACTCTTTGATGGATGATTACTACCGCCGTGAGGCAAGCGCCCTGCTGACCACCCAGCAGCAGTTGCGCGGATCGCTGTTCCAACTTGAACAGGCAAAGCGCGGAATGGGGGCCGAGTATCAAGGCCGGGTTCTCAGCATGACCCCCAAGCCTGTTTTATATCCCAGTGCGATTGCCACCGGCCTCGAGGTCGGTGGAAATCTGGCCGGTATGTATAGCAGCCTGTACTTGAATACTCTTGATCGGCAGACTCTCCAGACCTCCCTCAGGATCTAACATGGCCAAGGAACGCATCAACCCACAATTTGACATTCAGCGGACGGTTCAGCCCACTGCTGCCCCCGTTGATATCTACTACCGGCCGGTCCTGGCTGAGCCGGATGTCACCAGGCAGCTTCAGATTGCCAAGGCCCTGAAGGATCTCAATCCGCAGCTCGAGCGATTCATGAGCGATGCGGTTGCCATGGGTGTTGCTGGTGAGAGGCAGGCTGGGCGGCTTGAGGCAATGGAGGCGCCCTCTGAGATGGTCCTTCGACGCAAGGCCACCGAATGGATTGAAAAGGAGGGCGGAATCGCGCCCTGGCGGTATCAGTCGGCCTTGGAAACAGCCGGACAGCGACTGATGCGGGATAAGTATCAGACAAATCTATATGCTCAACTCGATACTCTTAGTGAGCCCTTCAATCCGGACGGAACCGCAAAAGATCCAAATGAGCTGGCTAAGATCATGGATAAGGCATATACCGATGCCAATATCCCATCCAATAGCCATTACATGCAAAAGGGGGCACTTGAAGCTAAGGCCCGGATTGATGAGGTAATTTCTGCCAAGGTCTCTCAGCTTCGGACCGAAAAAATCAAGGCACGGGCAACTCTTGATCTTTCAGATTCTGTGTACCGAAGCCTCAGCGCCGTTAGGACTGAAGACATCCAAGAAGCTATGGACGGTCCTGTAAAGGCCCTGGTCACGGAATATTATGATCAGGGTTACGGATCCGGCGATGATGTTGTTATGGGCGCATACAGTGACCGGATTCACGCAGAAACTGCCCAGGGTAATTATGACCAGGCCAGATCTCTGGTTATCTACGCAATGGAAAACCCGATTGCGGGCAGGCCTCTTGGTGGAAAATTTCAGGCCCAGCTGGCTGAAGAACTCAAGAATATTGAGCAGGCCGAAAAGACAAGGAACGATCAGGCTATCAGCCGTCAGAGTCGAGATGAATCAATCGCTACTGCGGAAGTTTCTCGGGCCATCCTGGGAAGAATTCAGCAGCGTGCCGAGACTTCGGAGTCTAACGGTCAAGAATATACGGCCATGAGTCTCAAGGATCGGCAAAGGCTCATTTCTGAAATCCGCCCAGAGTTCAAGAACATTTCTGATGATGTTTGGGCCCGTCTTTCTCCTGATTTCATTGAGCGGATTACGGGGATGGAGGAGTCCATCATCAACTTTGGCAAAAGGGATCGAGAGAAGGCTGATACGGAAAAGCGGGATAGCGCCCAGTCAATCTTGGCTATGCGCATGGAGCGGGAAATTTTCACTGCCGATGACCTAACTGATCTTGAAAATCGTGCTTATAACGCCTTGGAGAGCGGCCAGATCAGTGAAACCCAGGCTAGAAGGCTCCTAGAGCAGATCACCTCTGCTAAGGCCATGGGCGCCAGGTCCAGAATGGCAATTTCCGAGTATGTCCAAAAGCAACTTGGGGGAACTGTTTGGACGGGAATTCAGCCCCAGATAATGGAGCCTTCCTACGTTGGAGAGTTGGATGCCATTGGAGACTCTGCCATGAATGAAGTCATTGCGGATGTTGTGGCCTTCAGCTCCACCACGGAATTCCGCCAAAAGTATGGAAATGATCCTACAGCAGCCTCCCAGGCCATTCAATCTAAGGCCCAAGAATTGACCGAAAAGCGCAAGGCTTTTCTTCGATCTGAATACGGAGAGAAGTTGAAGGGGGCAAATAGGCTTACTTCTGAGACTGAGATCACCACTGGCCTCCGCCCACACGCTGCTAGGGCTGCTCAGCTTGTTGTGGCTCAGCTTGGATTTGTGGAAGAGGACATGAATTCTGGAGAATACGGCCAGCTTGTCCTGCGAGCTGAGGGTCTTATTATGGATCAGCTTCGATCTCAGACGGCCAAAACATCGGGAACAGCGAACGTCCGGATTGACGCTGCTCTAAACAATCTTCCAGATATCATTGATTCGGTCAAGCCAGACTTCGAGAAGAAGCTGACGGCGAATCAAAAGAACATCCTCAAGCGAGTCTCAGAATCCGACAAGAGCCCCTTTGAGGCTCCCAGCGCTCCCCCTGTTCCAGGAGATATTGCCACCCCCGCCGGTTCGGTCGGGGGGGCCGCCGTGAAATCGGAGTTTAGGCCGTGGTTTGGGGAGGGAGCCTTTACTCAGCAGGAGGCAAATGTTGGAAAGGCAATGTCTTCAGTTTCTGAAGCAGATACGGCCATGGCCCTCAGCCCAGGTCCAGAATCTATTGATGCTTTTGAGCAATCCAAGAGCACTCTCCAGCTCGACATCAAGAGCGCCCTGAGCGAGATCAAAAATCTTTCGATGGATGAATACCTCCGTTATTCTGGATCATCTCCTATAGGAGGGGACGCTGGGCGGGCTCGGGCATTTGAGATCCGCCCTGAGGGCCTGTTTACACCAGACGCAAAGAATCCAAATGCTCCCAGGATTCTTGACCGAGCAGCCACGGCTAAATACTGGGTCTATAAGTCTATGTCTGGGTACGATCCGACTGAGGTGTCTCAAATGAAGACTAGAGATGGGGTGAAAATGGACCCAGTTCATCTAGATCCTGCATCGTTTCTGTTCTTTCGATCTCGGGAAGATTTTGCTTTCCATGACCAGGAATATAGAAACAGCAATGGAACTCAGGGATATATTGCTGAAAGGATTCTTCCACGGCTTGGAGAGGCTGGCTTCAACACCAGTTATGAAGATCTGATCAAAGAGCAGTCCCGTCTCATCCGAATCCGACTTCCCCTCAAGTAAGAAATACATACATGAGTATCTTTCAAAATTACACCGCTGATGAGTTTTATCGGATCGGTTCTCAGCCTTCCTCCAAGAAGGCTATGGGGTCTGCTACCGAAACTGTTCAGCAATCTGCCGCTTCCAGCCCAACGTTCATTGATTACACCACAGACGCATTTATGGGAATTCCTAAGGGAATTCTGGCCGCTGCTTCAGACATCTCTGGTCTAGCGGCCGCGCCTTTTGGTTATGAGGTTCCGGATTATTTCGGCCTTACTACCGGAGCAGAGACGGCGGCTGGTGCTGTGACTGAAGGCATTACCAACTTCTTGACCGGATTTGTCCCCGGCCTTGGGATTGCTGGAAAGATCGGAAAGGCACGCAGAATTGCCAAGCTTGGCTCCTACGTTGATGAAGCTGCCACTGTTGCTCGGCTTGCGGGAAATACCTATAAGGCCAAGGCTCTTATCGGTGCTAAGTCCATGGTGAAGGGGGCTGCGGCCGGAGCTATTGCCGACTTTGCTGTATTTGACGGACATGAAGCCCGCCTGTCAAATCTGTTGAGGGATCACGCTGGGCTCAAGGATCCGGTTACGGAATTCCTCGCAGCCGATCCGAATGATAGTGAAATTGGCGGACGGCTAAAGAATGCACTTGAGGGTCTTGGAATCGGCGGTCTTACCGAAGGAGTTTTCAACTCCATTCGTCTATATCGGGCCGGATATCTAAACCGCTCAATCGGAGCTGACCCGGCTGAAGCTATGGCTCGGGAGCAGCTCAAGATCCACCGCGAACAGCTGGGCCAGATCAAGGCTGCTGTTCCTGGACTGTCGGACCACCAGGCCAATGTCGCCAGCTGGCTCATTGACCAGTGGGGCATCGACCGCAGCAAGCTCAAGATCGCTGGTGGTGAGGAAGCGCAGAAGCTCTATCAGCAGGCCGGTGGAGAGGCGCTGGAGCAGGAGGCCGGATCTCAAGTCAAGGGCTTCGCTGCATTTGCCGAGGACGGCAGACGCGTCATCGGCTTCCTGAACAGCCCCGACTTCTCCACGGCCGTCGAAGAGATCTCCCACGTCGGCCGTCGTCAACTCTTCGACAAGTCCGTGCCCGCCGGAGCCCGCTTTGGAATTACCGATGCCAACATTGATGATGTCGCCAAGTGGTCCGGTGCGACCCAGAAGGACGGTCAGTGGGTCTGGGATGTCGCTTCCGAGGAGAAGTTCGCCAAGGGATTCCAAAAGTACCTCCGGGATGGGGAAGCCCCCAAGGGCCTGGAGGGCCTGTTCAAGAATATGACGGACTGGATGATCTCCCTGTACCGGGACATCACTGGTTCTGAACTGGACCTGACCGTCTCCAAGGAGGTCAAGGACGCTTTTGACAAGGTTATGGCCCACGGTCCGGGGTTTGAGGCAGCGGTCTCAGGAAAGGCCCTAGGAACCCCCACGTTGCTTCGGCAGGCCGCCCCAGCCCCTGGTACCCCCGGATCCACCGGGCCCATTTCAGCGCCTTCTAGGGCCCTTACAGAGGTTCCTCCTGGCAGTCTGGGCCTCGGTAAGCCTGGGGGCGTTCCGGATATGCCGCTCAACCTGGAGCGAATCAGTTCCTCATCCGATGCCGCTAGGACCATGAAGACTATTGTGGAGCAAGAGCGGGCATCCATGGCTGATGCCCCCCTGGGACTTGAGAGTGTTGCCGATGCGGCTAAGCCTGTGGCAGAATCTCTGGCTAGGTATATCCCCGAGATTGATCCACTGACCCTTCAGCGAAACATGAGCACGGGCAAAAATTCCGCCTGGCAGCTTAGGGAAGCCTCGATCGAACTTCAAGGAATGCGTAAGTATGAGTCGAGCGGGGCCCAGAGACTTTTTGAGCTTGCGTCCAAGGGATCTGGGGCCGGATCCGACGACATCTACGAATTTCTTTTGGGAGAAACCGCGCTTAGGGCCGTGGCTCATCAGATCAAGCAGAGGTCGCGTGAAATTGCTAGGGCTCTGGTTTCGATGCGGATTGTTCCAACTCCTGATCGAGAGTTCAAATTTTTGCCCATGATTCCCAAGGCCGGGGAGGCGATTCCCAGCCCGGCTGGAATGGTCCCAAGCCCGGCTGCTGCTGCACCCAGCCCAGCCGCTGCTGCCCCAAAGCCAGCCGCTATTCCCTCCCCGGCCGCGGTCACTCCTGAAATGTCCGCAGAGGCCCGAGCAAATACCATTCGCCAAGTTATTGAACAGGCTGGTGGTGAGGATGCGGTCCGTGCTCGAATGGTTCGATTTGCGGCGGCTCACCGAGTTGGCGGGGCTGATGCTGTTCTCAAGCTTGCTGAGGGATACCGCGGCAAAACTGCGGCTCTTACCGAGTATTGGATGAACTCCATTTTGTCCGGTCCCGTCACCCATGCGGTCAATATTTCGTCCAACATTTTAACAGCTGTTTACCTCCCCTTTGAAAGGGCTTTGGGAGCCTCTGTCAGGAACGATTGGAAAACTGCCGGAACTGCCCTTCGGCAATACATCCATCTGGCACAGGAACTTTCGGATGCTGTTCGTTTGGCGTGGACCGCATTCAAGTTGGATGAAAACATTCTGACCAAAGTGGGGACTTCTGAAAGAGACATGGCTGGACGGGCCATCTCTGGAGTCGGTCTTGGGTTCAAGCCTGAGACCACGGGAAGCATGGCTGCGGATTGGGTTGGAAAGGCCTTGAATATTCCCAGCCGACTTCTGGCTACTGAAGATGAGTTCTTCAAGCAGCTTCAATATCGGGCTTCCTATAAAACCGATCTCTATGTGGAGGGGATGTCCCGATTCAACGGAGATTCCAGGGCAGCCTCGCAGTGGGCAGAGGATACTTTCAACCGCACCGTTCAAGATGGCCAGGCATATGCGGAGAGTGTTGTTGCTCGCCGCGCAAACCTGGCAGCCGATAAGGCCATTTCGAATGGAGATATTCCCCTTTCTGCAAAGGGATCATTCATTTCCAAGTACATGGCTGATGAGAAAAACTGGGACCCCGCATTGGGGGCAATGTCTCAGTCTGCTCTCGAACGGGCCCAATATTCCACGTTCAGCACCCCGCTGGATCCTTCAGCCCCCGGTTTCATTTCTCCAACCCGCCTTGCGGCCGGAGTCCAGAACCTGGTGACCAAGAATCCATATCTGCGGTTTCTGTTCCCCTTCATCCGAACGCCAACAAATCTTCTAAACTTTACCATTGAGCGATCTGTTTTCGGAATTCCTCGAAATGCCCGAATGGCTTTTGCAGAATACGGCAAGGCCCTAAACCACGCAGATGCTTCTGTAAGAGCAGATGCTGCCGGACGGCTGGCTTTCAGTGCCGCGATCACGGCAACTGTCGGAATGGCTGTAGCCTCCGGTGCAATTACTGGCGGCGGTCCCAAGAGCAAGGCAGAGCGTGAGGCGAAGATTCAGGCCGGGTGGCAGCCATACTCCATCAAGCTTGGGAACAGGTATTACAGCTACAAGCGTGAGGATCCGTTCTCCTCCATGATCGGCCTGATTGCTGATATTGGGGAGGGCATGCAGTATGCCGATGAAAGGAATGTGAAGGGCCTAGATGCTGTCGTGAACACGGCTGTTCTGGCACTTGCAAGGAACATCACCAACAAGACCTACTTGGTCGGCATCACTAACATCACCAATGCGCTGTCCAACCCCGAACAATTTGGACAGAATCTTACAAACCAGTATGTCTCCTCCCTTATTCCCTTTAGCTCCGCCCTCAGCCAGTCTGTATATACAGTTAGCGGAGATCCTGTACTCCGAGATGTGCGAACCATGGTGGATGCCGTCAAGGCTAAGATTCCATATTTGGCTGAAGATGTGGCGCCGAAGAGGAATATCCTCGGAGATGTGATTGAGGCCCCCAGCCGGGGTGCCCGCGGCCTGGCCCTAATCAATCCGGTTACTTATACGGACGCCACGCCTGACCCAATCCTAAGGGAATTTGATCTTCTTGGCCATGGGTTCACGCCACCCAAGGAGACGCGTGGGGCAATCGACCTGACTTCCTTCCGAACCGCCTCTGGTCAGATGGCTTATGACAGGTGGCTGGAACTTCATGGAAAGATCCAGATTCGGGGCAGGTCTCTTAGAGACTCCCTCAATAGGCTGATTTCATCCAAGGCCTATCAAAAGCTCAGTCCGGTCTCAACCGATGACTATGACTCCCCAAGAGTTCGTGAAGTGAGAGCGGTGATTTCCAAATACCGTGAGGCTGCATATAAGCAACTTCTCAAGGAATCTCCGGAGCTCAATCAGGCCTCTCGAGTTGATTTTGCAAATAAGCAGGCCCTGCGGATGGGCCGCAGCGCTCAGGAACTCCTCGATCTCGGTAACAGGTAAACCATGTCAAACTCTTATCAAGTCTTCTCCGGACCCACGGTGGTCAATAATTCTTTCCCAATTACCCAGATTGACGGGTATCTGGAAGAGGGGCACCTCAAGGTCTACAAGAACAACATTCTTCAGACATCTGGATATAGCTTCACCAACCCAGGAACTCTGACTCTCTCTTTCACCACCGCCCCAATCAACTCCGATGTTATCAAGGTGGCAAGAGAGACCCCGAATACGGTGGCTGGTCGAGTTGTGGATTTTAGTGATGGCTCTGTTCTTACTGCCTCTGATCTAGATAAGTCGGCTCTTCAACTGTTGTATATCGGCCAGGAAGCCGCCGACGCTGGTGGAAACGCCGTTGGCTATAACACAGCAACTGGGGCATTTGATGCAAACAGCCTGCGCATTTCCAATGTTGCCAACCCAATCAATCAGCAAGATGTGGTAACTAGGAACTATATCGAGTCTCTCCAGCTATATGGAACCGCCAGCGCTGCTCCACAGACTTGGGAATTCACGATCACTACGGGCCAGTGGACGAACATCTCTGCTGGCATTTGGTCTTCCCAAGTGACTCTCAATGGGCTTCTTGGCAACAATGTCAACATGTTGATTGTTGTTTTGGGCGGCGTTATTCAGAGCCCAGTTAGCGCATATCAGCTCAATGGAACCACGTTGACGCTGTACAGCACTTTCCAGCCAACAACCACTCTTCCGCTCACGGTCCGAAACTTTGGTGTTTCTCGTGGCATTGGCTCTACGGATTGGAATGAGCTCAGCAATAAGCCGATTTTTGGATCATCCGCTTATCTGGATGTTCCCGCTGCCTCGACCAATGCAAGCATCTCTCAGGTTGTTCGTGGGGATGATACAAGACTCACGAACACCAGAACCCCGGCTGCCCACACCCACCCAATTTCAGAAGTCACTAATCTTCAGACAACGCTCAACTCAAAGGTTGATACCCAGAACGGGGTGTTTGCTAGCCCCCCTACCCTGAACACTCCCGGTGGTGGCTTTGCTGCAACTAATGTTGTCAATAAGGATTATGTTGACACGGCGCTGGCAGCTGTTGCTGGGGCCCCAACCATCATTTTGGCTGGAAATCAAGCAAGAACTGCGGAATCGTGCACGCCGGGCAGCACCACAAATATCTCAATGCTCAGTTCAGAATTCGACGGCCCTGTTGGATCTGTTTGGCATATTTTGTGCACAGTGCCCCCAGCATCTGGCGCAGGAATTACCAGTTATAGTTGCTCGTGGGCCTATGCAACTTCCGGGGCTACCGGTGGATATTGGTATACCGCGGAAGTGAAGGGGGTTGGAAGCACGGCCAGCCCGATCAATAACTTCCTCCTTGCAGGAAATCTGTTTTTGTTCAGGCCCATGACCTCTATTGCAGGGGCAGTTACTGCTACTGGACAGAGCATCAATCTGGTAACCATCAACAACACAAGCGCCGGATCTCCAAATGTGTCTTCTCAGGCTTTCTGGGCAATCATCAAGCGGGTCCGCTAAAAAGGAAACACCATGCCTCTGAATTTCATCGAGCCCATTATGACCACCGGGCTTCTGCGAACTTCTAATAATCTTACAGAACTCCAAGCATCCCTCGACACCACCTACACCAACATGGGTCTTGATCAGGCTATCCCTGTTGGAGTGGTATTTCCGTTTGCTGGTCCAACCCCTCCCGCGGGATGGCTGTTGTGCAACGGCCAGTCGGTGAATAGGAATATTGAGGCTCCTTTGTTTGCTGTCCTCGGGACCACCTACGGCTCTGCCAGTGGAACTACCTTCAATCTCCCCGACCTCCGTGGACGAGTCATCATTGGTAAGGACACCACGACCGGATCGGCCAATCGCGTGACCACTGCTGGTTCTGGGATTGACTCGAAGGTGCTGGGAGCAGTCGGTGGACAGGAAGACTTGGCTATTGATGAAGCCGGTGGAACCGGGACCAACTTTGCGGTGGACACTGTCAACGTTCAGCCTTCGATCGTTCTGAACTACATCATCCGCAGTCGGCTCAGTGGGATGGCTCCATCTCCATGAGTACCCACGACGAAGCGTTGTTTCTGGCCCTGGGACGCCTTGAGGGCAAGGTGGACACTCTCCTCACTCTTCAGAAGGTTCAGGAGGAGCAGATCAAAGACCATGACCAGCGGCTCAGGTCCCTAGAGCACTCTAAGGCTTTCCTTATGGGAAGCTCGGCAATCATCGGGGCGGTCGTGTCGGCTGCCTTCAGTCTGTTTACCAAATTCTTCACCACTCACAACTGAGGACACCATGCGCGTTACCAATCCCGTTTCCAATCTGAGTCTTGCCAGCGGAACTAGCAACAGCGACTCGTTCACCCCGTCGTTCATTTTTGACGAGGATGGCGTTGTCCAGATGGGCACTGCCACCGCCGGAACCGGAACCATCAGGGTTCAGGGCCGCCTCTCGGCCTCCGCTCCTTGGGTTGACATTACTCTTACCTCGGCCGGTGCCACCAGCCACGCGATCTCGACCACGACCTCTGCGTATTATCTGGTCCCCCTGTTCCCCCACATGCGCGTTCAGGTCACCGCTAGCTCTAGCATCACTGGCCTGAACGTTTGGTTTGGAGCCTAATATGGCTGATGAGCGGAAGCTTCTTGAGGAGCTGCACACAGCGATCATTGCCGATCTGCTTGAGAAGATCAAGGCAGGTAAGGCTACCGCTGCTGATCTGGGAGTAGCCCGGCAGCTCCTCAAAGACAATGGGATTGACATTGCAGCTAAGGCCGGGTCTCCGATTCTCAAGTTGCATGAAGCTATGCCATTCGATCCCCAAGAGGACAATGAGCTGAAGTATGGAACTTGATCCACGGCTAAAGGACTTCCGTAACTTTCTGCATATGGTGTGGAAACACCTTGGGCTTCCCAAGCCCACTCCTGTGCAGTACGACATCGCCCGTTATCTTCAGAACGGGCCACGCCGTGCAGTTGTGGAAGCCTTCCGTGGAGTTGGAAAGTCCTACGTCACCAGTGCCTTTGTCTGCCACCAGCTTCTGCTGGATCCAGCCAAGAACATCCTGGTGGTCTCTGCCAGCAAGCAGCGTGCAGACGACTTCAGCACGTTCACTCTGCGACTGATCGAGGACATGCCCATCCTGGCCCATCTCCGTCCCAAGGAGAACCAGAGGTACTCCAAGGTCTCCTTTGACGTTGGACCAGCACCAGCCCAGCATGCCCCCTCGGTTACCTCCAAGGGTATCACCTCGCAGATCACCGGTAGCCGTGCTGACCTGATCGTGGCCGACGATATCGAGGTGCAGAACAACTCGATGACCCAGGCCATGCGGGAGAAGCTGGCGGAAAGCATCAAGGAGTTCGATGCGGTCCTGAAGCCCAACGGCCGAGTGATCTACCTGGGAACTCCCCAGACGGAGAACTCGATCTACAACCTGCTGGCTGACCGTGGGTATGAGATCAGGATCTGGCCTGCGAGGGGACCTGAGGAGAAGCAGAGGGTGGCCTATGGCGAGCGCTTGGCTCCCATGGTCCGTGAGATCAAGTCTGGCCAGCCAGTGGATCCAGATCGGTTTGATGAGACGGAGCTCATGGAGCGCGAGCTCTCCTTTGGACGCTCTGGGTTCGCTCTCCAGTTCATGCTGGATACCTCTCTGAGTGATGCCGATAGGTTCCCGCTGAAGATCAACGACCTGATTGTTATGGACACCAACATCGAGTTGGCCCCAGAGAAGCTCGTCTGGGGATCTATGTCCGACCTTGCACACAGGGATCTGATCTGTGTGGGGTTCAACGGGGATCGCTTCTTCCGCCCACTATCGATTATAGGCGACTGGGTGCCCTATAACGGCTCCGTTATGGCTATTGACCCTTCGGGTAGGGGCACTGACGAGACGGCCTACGCGGTCACCAAGATGCTCAATGGGACGTTGTTTGTGACGGCCGCCGGGGGAATCCCTGGGGGTTACTCTCCGCAATCCCTAGAGGCTCTGGCTCAGATCGCAAAGAAGCAGAAGGTCAATCAGATCATCATTGAGTCTAACTTCGGTGATGGCATGTTCACTGAACTTCTGAAGCCTGTTCTATCCAAGGCTCACCCTTGCTCCATCGAGGAGGTTCGGCACTCGATTCAGAAAGAGCGTCGGATTATTGATACTTTGGAGCCGGTCCTGAATCAACACAGGCTGGTTATTGACACCAGTGTTGTCAGGAATGATGTCTTGAGCACCAGAGACATGCCAAGTGAGAAGGCCCTGCAATACCAGCTCATGTACCAGCTTAGCCGTGTGACCCGCTCCAAGGGCGCCCTGGCTCACGATGACCGGCTCGATGCTCTTGCAATGTCTGTTGGTTATTGGACAGAGCGGATGGCTCAGGATGTCGATAAGAAAATGGTTGAACGAAGGTCCCGCGTTTTGGACCGGGAGCTCAAGAAGTTTATGCAGCATGTGGTTGGGCGAAAGCCCCGTCCAAAAACTTGGATGTAAGTGACTTTACGGACCCAAAGAAAGATCCAAATGAACCCAATAATGCGAATGATTATGACTCGGGAGCAGAACCCGAGGCACTATAAGTGGTACCGTGGAGGTAGTGACGGCTCCACGCTGTCGCTGGACTTCACCACGATGTCATCGCTGGATCCGCTGTTCACGTTCAGCCGTTCTAGCACTGCGACGTTCATCAACTCCAGCGGGCAGGTTCGGTGCGCAGATCACAACCTTGTCCAAAACTCTGCATTTGTTGGACCTAATAGCGGTACGGGATGGGTACAAAACGGTGGAGGCACATTCACCAATTCCGGAACTGGCAGCATCACAACAGCCGTCACAGCGTCTAATCAGGCATACGTTTCTCGTACGTTCGTGACGAAACAAGGCCTTCGGTATTCGGCATCGGTGAATGTCACCAGCATTTCTGGAACGATCAACTATAACCAAGTGCTGGCAGTTGCCGGATCAATCAGCGCAGACACGTTCTATCGCAATGGTTCTGTGGTCAACGCTAGCACAACTGCACAGACAGGTTTGCTCACAATCATCTTTACCGCCGGTGCTGGAGGCACGAACACGTTCCGTTCAGGAGTCGGAGCCAGCGGCGCAAATCAAACGAACGTCACGGTGGTATTTGATTCAGTACGTGCAGTTGAGGGTGAGAATACTCAGCCGACGTATTTCGTTAGCCCATCTGGCTCGGAATATCAAGCCCCTCGCTTCGACTACGACCCTTCCACGCTCGCGCCTCGCGGGCTGCTGATTGAGGGCAGCGTCACGAACCTTGCAACACGTTCAGAAGAAATCATGAACGGAGTTGGTAACTGGATCGTCGGTCAAAATACGACTAACACGCAGAACACGACGGACCTCTTAGATCCTGCGGGAACAAATAAAGCCACAAAGGTGGTATGCAATGCAAATGCATACTGCTCGCTTGCTCAAGCGATTTCAGTATCAGGAAACACCCAATACACCTTCTCATATTGGATTAGAGGAACAGCGGGAAACGACAATCGCATCTATTCGTATGCGGGCTTCACTGGTGAACTGACAGCACGAAGTGCCTACTCGTATTCGACCACAGGTTGGACACGGGTGCAGGTCACATTTACAACGAATGCTGCCACAACTGCAATCTACGTCTACGCCATTTCTAAGCAGACCGCACCCGCCACGTCTGACACTTTGTATGTGTGGGGCGCACAACTAGAAGCCTCATCCGCTGCCTCTTCGTATATCCCTACGGGCGCAAGCACCGTGCAGCGAACGGGTGAAATCTGTTACATCACCCCAAATACGTCGTGGTTCAATCTTTCCGAGGGTACGATATTCCAAGAGACCGCTATTTCGTTTGCGGCAAGTGGGTTCAGTCGAATGTTTGGCTTTCTATCTCAAACTGCCCCCTCATTTTCAACGGCTCCTCAGTCTATTACCATTGGGTTGAGTGGTAGCGATGCGAGACCATTTTTGAATTTGACACAAGCGAGCACTAATCGTGGAGACGCTTTCATTCCTGCCGGTGGCGCAATCTCGCAAAACACTTTCTTCAAGATGTCCTCGTGCTACAAGCAGGGCGACTATCGTATTAGTCGTGCGGGGACATCGGGCACGCTGACATATTCCGCGACCTACCCGACAAGCCTGCCAACATTGCATTTCAATGGAATTGACGGGGCGTACCTGCGGTCGGTGTGGTATCGCAGTTTCAAATACTTTCCAACGCGGTTGCCAAACGAGCAAATGGACGCATGGAGCGCATGACATGAGCGACTACTACCTACGCACCACCACCGAGGCCGCGATGGCGAATGCGTTCCTCGCCGCAGGCATCACGATCCCAACGGTGGACGGGCAGATCATTGACGGCACCCTGATCGACTACGACGGCATCCGGCTTGACCTCGGCTGGATCGGCCCGGTGACCCGCATCGTGGTGGACGGCGAGCCTGTCACGGATGCTCGGTTCCATGCGAACCTTAGGGCATCCTCAGAACTTCCAGAAAGCGTCCTTTCGTCTCTCCCCGTGATTGATCCTCCCGCAACCCCATACCGAGTCTGGGCATGAAATACGACGATAAGAAGTCAAAGAAGAACTATAAGTTCTGGAAGTCAAACATGCTGGCTATCACCCGAGCTCGCCGTGGGGCTAATCGGGCGTATGGCAAGAGCGGTCTTCGTGATAAGTCCACAAATGTGTCTAATCCGGTTCCCCCGCAGGCACCATGAGTTCTGTCAACCTGACACTCAAGATTGGGGCTATTAGGGTTCCTGTGTTGACCGAACCCCTTACTGGCGACGAGGCCGATGAGGTGGTCCTTGGTGAATACAGTGCCGGGCCTAACCCCGTCATACGCCTGCATCCGGCCCTGAAGGGCTCTGAGCTGTCGGCCACCCTGTTGCATGAGATCCTGCATGCCATCGCTGACCTTTATGGTCTGGACGATGTCCTGAAGGAGCGTGAGGTCAGGATTCTGGAAATGGCCATCAGTGCCTTTGTCCAGGATAATCCAAAGGCTATCTCCCAGATTCTCGGAGACCTTGTACAATCCTGATGGCATTGGACTCCTATGGGCCCACCCTGGGTAATTCCTAGGTGGGCCTATTCATCTCCACTCTGGTTGGATCTCCCTTGATCTAAGAACCGACCGGCCACTAACGCCTGTTGGTAAGATCCCGCTAGGCGGGCATGGGGGTAAGTCTAGTAAGACCCCCAGGGACCACCAGAGGTTTTGGAACGACGGATCAATCCTGCCACACTTGTTGATAAGTGTAGTGCTTTGGATCCCGATATGGCTGAGTGTACGGGGGGGCCGGGGTAGTCCTTAGGTAAATCCTTAGGACCTGCCTATAGGGCTTTATAAGGCCTTATATAAGCCTTAGTATAGGCCTGTATAGGGGTAAGTAAACAGGATTATCCAAAGATGAAGCGACATGTAAACCTGTCGATTGGACGTGGAGAGAAGCTTCCAGCTAACCAAGGGGCTGGGCTGACAGCCAAGGGCAGGGCCAAGTACAACAGAGCCACGGGGTCTAACCTGAAGGCTCCGACCAAGGACAAGAATAATCCTCGCCATAAGAGCTTCTGTGCCCGTAGCCGAAGCTGGAAGGGCGAGCGTGGACTTGCGGCTAGACGTCGCTGGGGGTGCTGAGATGGAGAAGCGTGGATTGCTGTTCAACATCAACCGTCGTAAGAAGCTCGGCATCAGCCGATCCAAGAGCAAGTCCACGGTCAGCCATGAGTCATACGAAGCTATGAAGAAGGGCTGGCCCAAGAAGAAGCACCGCAACGGAAACGGAAAGGACAGGGACTGACATGCCATTCAAGTCACAGGCCCAGATGCGATACATGTTCTCCCAGCATCCCAGGATTGCCAAGAGGTGGGCTAAGGAGACTCTGAAGATCAAGAGCCTGCCCAAGAAGGTCAAGAAGAAGAAGAAGTGAGTCCTGGGGAAGGCCCTAGGATGCCCTTGGATTGCTTTGAAGGGGTTGGGTGGTGTCGAGGTATGGGTTGACCTAGGAATGGATCCTGGGGCATCCTAGGGCCTTATAGAGACCTCCGGCCATTTGGTGCAAAAATCTGAAGTGGGATACGATAATTCAGTCGCCCCAAAGTCCCCCCTGGCCACCCCCTAGCCTGTCCTTGGGCCACCCCCCGGCTGTCCTCGGGCGGACCTGCGGCTGGCTTTGGCGGCGGTTTCGGCTACCCTTGTGGTAGCCTTTTTTGCATCGGCCACCTATCGCGGGCGCGTGCGGGCGGAGTGAAAGAGAGATATAGAGTTCTCTTCCTTGCGCGCGCGTAGACCCTTCCGGCGAGGCCCTGAGCCCTGTCCTCGGCCCTGCCTGAGCCCTGCCTGAGCCCTGCCTGAGCCCTGCCTGAGCCCTGCCTGAGCCCTGCCCAAAGAGAACCGCCCGACGTGCTGCTGGAGCGACGCCGGGCGGGCTAGGGGCGGGATGGGATGGGTGAGCGGGGCTACTGGTCGATGCGTTCCAGCAGGGCCGCGAGCGGTGCCAGCATCAGCACGAGAACAGACGCGAGGATGAGTCCGGCGAGAATCGCTAGAAGGGGACTCATGCGATGCTCCTTCCAAGCATGGCGGACAGTTCCGCCACGCATGGGGGGCACAGTGTAGCGGGGTTGCCCGAGTCCACCGTGGCGATATCGCACGGACACGCCTGCACGGCTATACGGTCCTGCCCAAGCGGGCCGCCGCAGGCGTCGCACCAGTCCACCGATGCGAACAGGGGACCGGGACTCGGCCATGGCTCGGGGGTTGGGGTTGTCATGCTTCGCTCCCTTCGTCGTCCCTGGCCCGCTCCTCGAGCATCCTTCGGAGCATCTCCGCGTGCGTCGCGGCCTCCTCGGCACTCATCTCGCCCTCCCGGACTGCCTTTCTCACGATGCGACCGGCGACGCCCTCCACGGTCCGGCGAAATGCCGCGTCCCTGTCTCCGTCGCTCAGGGTGTCGATCAGTTGCCCCGCGACTCGCTCGAGGACTTCCGCTTGCGTGTCCACCAGCATACTTCCGATTGCCTGCATAATGGCGTCCATTTCCGACTCGGTGGGCTCGCGGTCAATCGTGCCCGCCTCGGCCATGAAACCGATGAACGACGCCACGAACGCACGAGGCAGGGATAGAACCACGTCGGACACGTTCTGCGGGTTCTCCTTCGGTCCTCGAGCGAACGCGAAGCGGGATCCCTTCGGGGCAGGGTTGCCGGGGATCTCATAAACGACGGAGCCGGGGCCGCACGGAACGTAGGCGGGCTCGGGGTGCGGGCTGCTTTGGAATGGCATCGGGTGTTCTCCTAGCGTTAGTGCCTCGGGCCACGCGGCCCGTCCCGGCTTCATGCTCGGGGCTCAGGGGTCCGGACGTTCCGGGCCTCTGAGCCTCGCCCCGCGTGAGCGGGGGAGGGTGCCGACTATCTTCGGCGTTCTAGGGGTGACGCGATGAGCGAAAGGATGGAAAGTATCCCAAACACGGCCACCACGGCCACCGCATAAATCATGCTTTTCATGCTGCACCGCCCTTCAGCATGCGGGACAGTTTCCGCACCAGCAGCGGACCGGCCCGGCGTGCGTTGCCGATGCTGATGAAGCGACCTGGCCCGTACATGCTCTCCGCGACCCGTTGGCTCAGGCATCCTTCAATCCCCAACGCGAGGAATTGAATCCCGCACCGCTCCGCTGCCTCGATCACTCGGCGGACGTGCTGACTCGCTGACAGGCTGCCGTATCCCCTCGCGGACGGGTAACCATCTGCCAGCAGCACGAGAAGCCGGACGGGCTCGGGTGCCGTTGCCAGTTCACGAGCCACCGCAGCGATGGCGTGCCCGTCGGCGTTGTCTCCGCCCGCCTCGAGTCCCGCGATGTCCTCCGGGGTGGGGCACGGGTACAGGCTGACGTGGAGTCCGTGGCGGTAGGTCACGTCATGCCCCGTGCAGGTGATCCGAACGCGGCGGTTATCCGCGAATGCCTGCCGCAACGCATACGCTACGGCCTTCGCATCCCCGATCCGCGTGCCGGTGTCGGTTCGGGACCGCATGGATCCGCTGCAATCCACCAGCAGAGACACGGCGACGGCTTGCCGTCCCTCGTCGGCGTGGGACTCAAATACTCGCGGGTCATGATCGAGAGCCAAGCGATGCAGTGCTCCTTCGTCAAGGGCTCCACGCTCCCGGCCACGTTCCACGTCGAACGTGTCCCGACCCTCCCATGCAAGCCGCCTCAGTTGGGCGACCAGCGGAGCGGATTTCGCCTTCATCCGATCGAGTCCAAGCCGCCCGGGTCGGACTCGCTCCCGAATCGCTGAATATCGCGTACTGCCCTCCTCGAGTCCCGCCCCGGCTGGCTTCGTGGGCTCTACTGAAACCTTTACGTCCTCGATCGAGCGGTCAGTATCCGGGATCATGTCCTCGGCTTCGGACTCGGGAATCTGCTCCGATCCCGGCTCGGCTCCGGGTGCCTTCGGTTCCGGATCCTCCCGCCCTGGCGGTAGGGTCGCTTCCATCGCCTCGATGCATGCCGATGCACGGGCCAGATGCTCGCCCATCTTCCAAACTTTCGATAGGTGAGGCTTCCCGGCTTCGACCATCGCGGCAACGTCCGGCGGCAGGTTGAGCGGGGTTCGCTTCAACGCATGCCACCCCAAAGCGAACGCGGCACGCACGATCGGTTGTACCTGCCGGTCCGAAACGAACGCGTCCGCCTCCGCCGGGGTCGCGGCTACGCTCTCCGCTGCCTTGAAATATCCTGCCCATCCGGGCCAGTCGGATAGCACCGCCTCGCGTCCCCGGATTGTGGCGATGGTGGACGCAAGGTGTCCGCGAGCGTAACGGGTCGCATCCCATCGCGTGATGCGGCGGCCCTGGGCCGCACGCCGATACGCTAGGGTCGCTCCCATGATCTCCTCGCGTTCGCTTGCCCGCAGGTATTTACGCTGCGAGGCACCGATCAGCAGGCGGCCCGTTGCGAAGTCCACCGCCTCTGACGGCCTCGCGGCACGTTCAAGGATATGTTCCGCGTTCACAGCCAGGGCGGTGCCCTTGTCACTCCACCGATTCACCGCCTCCACCGCCTCGCCAGTCCATGATGCCACCGTGGCGGCACCTGCGGACAGGACGGAGCGGATGAACGGGCCAGCACACTCGCGGATCACTTCCCCTTCCACCATCCTCGGCGGTTGGATCGTGCCGCCGGCGAGCATGTCGCCCACCATTTCGGACGGACTGCCCGTGGCGGACTCTAACGCCGAAGCGTAGGCGGTCCCCTTCTCAAGCCATGATGCTTTCCCCATTAGCGGCCCCCTTCCACGGCGACGGTGAGCGGGCCGAACTTGCCGATGAGCAGGGACACGATACCGGCTCGCTCGGATTCGCTGCCACCCTCGGACGGGTACAGGTTCGCAACGGTGAACACGAGCGACGCCGGGCCGGTCATGCGGAAGTCCGCAGCGGCGGCGAGCAGTTGACGAGTGGAGAGCGGATGGGTGAACGTTCCACCGTTTCCGCTGGCATCGCGGGTGCGTCCGGCGATGTCCACGAGGCGAGCGGCCACGTCCGGAGCCACTCCGGTACGCTCCACCAGCAGGGCGGTTTCCTCGTCGGAAGGGAGATACGTCATTTCCACCACGCGGGGGAAACGATCCCGAAGTGCAGCATCCATCGGCGACGTGCCGGTATACGCTGCTCCCTCATTCATCGTGGCGACGAACACGGTCCCCGGCCCGACTCGGACCACGCTACCGCGTTCCTCCACCAGTGAGGCACGGCGACGATCGAGCAGCGGAAGCAGAGCATTTCCAACAGTCAGACTTGCCCGGTTGGCTTCATCGAGGATGACGACGCAACGGCCACGGGTGACGGCCCGCACGAACGCGGAATCCTGCCACAGCACCGCACCGTTTCGGACGGTCCTCGATCCAAACCAGTCGCGGGGCTCACGCACGATGGAGCAGTCCATCACGAACGCTGGCAGGCCCGCCATAGCGGCCATCTGTAGACCCAATTCCGTCTTTCCGCATCCGGCCGGGCCGACAATCCGCAAGTGTTCAATGTTGCCCCCGTTCGCGGACTCGGCGATCCGGTCGAGATAGGTTCGGAGTCCGTCCGCCATCCTGAACGTGGTATCTGCTGCCGGGTGCAGCATCGCGGACTCCTGCTCATGGACAGCAGGGGCGGGGGTGGACTCAATGCGAACGGGCGACAGGGTGGCGGGTGACATTGGCAGGCTCCTATATGTATGGTGCGTTCCGGGGTTGGCCACCCCTCCCAACGTGGGCGGGGCGGACGGACCGCATAGGCGGAAGCCTACTAGTAGTCTATGTCCATGTCAAGGGCAAGAGTTGGAGAATTGTAATTTTTCCATGGGGTGCAGTCCAGGGGTGCAGTCCAGGG